GGAAAATTTTTGGTTTATTGGGCGGTAATCGCAGCGGGAAGTCTGTCCTTGGCGCTTTCATTGCTATGGCTTGGGCACTTGGTAAAGACTATTTCAAAGATGAACCAGCATGGGAATGGGTAAAAGACCTTCCAATTCCCGAACCTCCGAACAACATTTGGATAGTCGGACTTGACTTTGCGGTTCTTCGAGATGTCCTTTGGCATGAAAAGATTAGATATGGGAAGAACCATCCGCCATTTCTACCGGATGATCCTTCTCTAGTTAGCCGGGTTAGTGATGGAGACTTCCAAATCTTCTTCACAAACGGCTCCCTAGTTACAGGAAAGTCAGCGGACTCAGGACGTGAAAAGTTTCAAGGAGCCTCACTTGACCTTATTTGGATTGATGAAGAGTGCGAAGAGGATGTTTTCTATGAGTGTTACCAGCGAACTGTTGATTGTGAAGGGAAAATCCTTCTTACGCTCACTCCTCTCACGGATATTAACAGCGGTGTCCGTACTCCGTGGGTATTTGATCTCTATGAAGAATGGCTTGCTGGCGATGATACGCTCCAATTTTGTCAGTTAAGTACGCTCAATAGCCCATTTGTCAGCGAAAAAGAGAAAAAGCACCTACTTGAACTTTGGGCAGGAGACCCCGAAGAAGATGCACGACTCTATGGAAAATTTGTTCGACGTTCGGGGCTTGTTTACTCCACGTGGGATTCACAACAGCATGTCGTTAAACCCTTCGTTATTCCTAAGGAATGGCCCAGGGTTGTTTCTATTGACCCCGCTGCAACAGGAGTTACCGCTGCCATCTGGATTGCAATTGACACCGACAACAATTACTTCATCTATCGGGAGTACTACGAAAAGAATTTGATTGTAAGTGAGCATGCCAAGAACATTTTGTTTCTGTGTAAGGGCGAGGCAATAGATTGGTGGCTGTTAGACCCAAAGTGGGGCTCACAGAGGAATGCGGAGACGCACAAAAATGGCGCGCAACTCTATAGAGAGTCAGGTTTGCCCGTTCGATTGCCAGATGTGGGAGAGGACTTTGGACTTGCAGTTAGCCGAGAGTTCATCAACGCTACCATTACCCCCAATTCACGTCATCCCAAATTGTATGTCGTTGAAGGATGTCCAAATTTCGAATTCGAAATCTCTCACTATACATGGAGTTCTTTCCAAAAGGGAGAAAACAAAGGACTATCTAAAGAAAAGCCAAGAAAAAGAAATGATCATTTAATAAACGCAATGCAATATGCGATGAGTCAAAGATTCAAGGGGAATAAAAAACGATATTCTGATATATCTTACGAAGAAAAAGTAGAAAGGGCAAAGTTTTTCACTGTCTAGGGTCCATCATGTTGAAACGAATTCAGGCCATTCTCGCCACTTTAGTCCTACTTGCCAGCCCAATTGCCTCCACTTTTGCGGGAATTAAACCGCCACGGGGTAAGTTTGAGCGGAATTTCGAGAATGCTTCTTTTGCTTTATATGTCGAAAAGAATGGTGAACAGCATTTTACTTGTACTGCGACTGCTTATGAAAAGATAAAGGGCGGGTATCTTCTTATATCGGCGGGCCACTGCATTGATGGACGGGATAACTTAAAGTTTTCTGTTCGGACTGATGTAAATGATGCTCTGCCCTATATGCCTGTTAAGGTTGTAAAGTATGCCCTCACTGAAAAACTCGATTTTAGTATCCTTGAGTTTGACACAAACGACAAGTATCCGACAATACAAATTGGGAGTGAAGAAGATTTGGCCGTCGGCGATGCGATTGAGAACGTTTCCTTTGCTCTTGGGATAGCGAAACAGTTTAACAATGGGTATGTTGCCACCGATTTATTGCACTCTAATGAAGAAACTAGTGGCTATTCTTCAATGTGGCTCTTAAATCACTTTCTTGTTGAGGTTGATGGTGGACCTGGAAGTTCGGGAAGTGCAATTGTTTCCAAAGATAAACATCAGATAGTTGGGCTATTGGTCGCAGGAATGCGTGGAGAACAAATAGGGCATTGCATTATTCCAATGTCGGAGTTTTATGCGTTTCGCGCAGACCCTCAATATAATTCTCCACATCCCGCACGTCCAGAAACACATTCAGTAACCGATATTTTTCTTTCGACATCACGTGCTCCTACTGCTGTTTGTTGCAATGCAGAGATAGTAGGAAGTATCCGACTAGCGTGGCAGTATGTTGGATATGGACGAAGTAGCCAAGAGGCTTGTTTTGCGGTTGATGAGAATGCAGTTCCCGGTGTGATTCGTCTTGGCGATGTCCCAGAATCGTGCGCTCTTTTTATAAATCCGCCCAAAACTCTTGCGATCTTCCACACACATCCACTTAATAGATCAGTTTTTCCTTCAGGGCGAGATATTACCATTGCAAAACGAGATAATGTTTTGATGTATGTTATTCAAGGACCGTGGTTGGTAGAATACAATCCAAAAACAGATAAGATAAGATTCGTTGAATGCCATGAAAACACTACTAAAGAAATTGGCGGAACTTAATCCTATACCAGCGGCTCTTGGACTCTACTTTCTTGCGATGCTTGGCGATTGGGGTTCGAGTCTTGCCAACAATAGCAATTCTGGAACTTTCGAAACTAATCCGTTTGTTCGTAATGAGGCCATGAAGTTTGTGTTGAGCAAGGGCATGGCGGCTGACGGTATATACCTTGTTGCATTATCACTCTGCGCCTATCTGATTTATTCTTGTGCTAAGAACTATAGCAAACAACTTGGAAGGCTTCTTGCCTCCGTTCCGTTTGGACTACTCGCACTCGACAGAATTTTCAATGCAGTTATCCCAAATATACTTCTTTACATTAAGTTTCTCCACCCCTAAAGGGTCCTATGAAGGCTGATCCAACCCTTTGTGAAATATGCAGAGACCCTGCAATTGTACTATTAGAATGCCCGGGCTGTTACGAACATGCAGAATTGAGATATGAGTCTGTAAGAAAACTAATTGAAGCCGGTAAAAAATATAATGCTTTACTCCATTGAAAAGACGCAAGGCTTTTCAAAGTCTGCGCCGGGAACCAAAGAAACGGGATTATCCACTGATGGGCCTTTTCGTTGTGATCTCTGTGAATACTATCGCGATAATTCTTGTGGGCACAAGAAAGTAATGGCCGATCCAGAATTGGTGAGTTTGAAGTTGGCGAATGGGCGGGTTGCCGTACGTGGGGCGTGGTGTTGCAATTATTACGAAAGAGCTTAAGATGAATCCACGCGTGCTTGCATATTTTATTCGGCATGGTGCTACAGGTTTGAACGGGGAAAAAAGATTTCGTGGTGCTCTCAATCCTCCATTAAATGAAGAGGGCATGAGTGAAGCCGAGAAACTCAAGAATTTCTTTGCAAACGTAGACTTAGGCGATGCTTACACAAGTGCTACTAATCGCGCTGAAACAACTTCTCAAATAATTCTAACTCCAAAGGGTATTGATCCAATCGTTGTACCGTCTTTGAAAGCTCTTGATGTGGGATACCTTTCGGGTCAACTTAAAGATGACCACAAAGATGCAATGATTTATTATCAAGAAAACTCTAATATGGTGATTCCAAAAGGGGAATCTCTGAATGCCTTTCGAGGTCGAGTAAGACCCATCATTCATCAAATTATTAAACGTGGTGTTACAACGGGTTTACCCTCATTGGCCGTTGCTCATAGTTCAATTATTCACGAACTCGGAAACATGCTTCACGGCGATCACAATCATTCTTTAGTTGAACCGGGTGGAGTAGTTGCAGTTGTGCATGATGGCAATACATTCAAAGCTGTGCCGATTCTAAGAAAAAGTAAAAAGAGTTCGCATTATTCGAGCTAGGGAGAGAGCAATGGAGAGAGTAATGGAGAGAGAAAAGTGTGAAGGAACGTTTCATCGGTATTATTCTTTAGACCCTTGCGGTGTAGAAAATACCGGAGAAATTTTAGTTATATCAATTTGTAGCAATTGTGGAGATGTTAGAGAGTATAGGACCCATGTTGGGGTGGGGGGACAAAGTGGCAGCAGTTCCAAGTGAATTTGTAAACGCACATGGTATCGGTCTTTTAATTGGATTTGCAGCAAGTGGACGATTAGTTCCGCCAGATATGATTGTTGCAATGTCTATGCAACACACGCCAGTACATATGTCTGCTGGGTATCTATTGGTAAGAGGCAAGCCTGTCGAAGAAGCCCGCGAACTTTTGGCGGAAACTGCCTTAGAGCATGGCGCGAGATTTTTGTGGTTCGTTGATGACGATACAATTCCACCGCCCAATGCTTGCCGTAAACTTATTTATGAATTAGAACAAGACCCGCTGGCAATGGTTTGCGGGGGAATCTATACCGCCCGATGTGATCCGCCTTCACCAGTTGTTTTTCAGGGACTTGGAATGGGTTCTTACTGGCGTTGGAAAAAGGGCGAGGTTTTCGAGTGTTCTGGTATGGGCGCTGGTTGTATGATGATAAAGACCGAGATTTTCAAGCAACTTCCAAAACCGTGGTTTAAGTTTGACATCGTGGAATCAGATGACTTGAAGAATCCTGGCCATAATATTTCGGAGGATATTTACTTCTGCGAGGCAGTAAGGAGAGAGGGATACAAGATTCTTGCTCATGGTGGCGTTCTCTGTGACCACTATGACGGCGCAACTGGTAATTTCTTCTCTCTACCGGAAGATTCCTACCCGATGCGTAAAGAAACATCCTCTACTAAAGTAGAGGAAATTCCCACAGAAAAAGAAAAAGAAAAGGAAAATTAACTATGGGCGCATCAGCAGCAGTAAATCTTTCATACATTGGTAACGGTCCGACCGCTTCCAGTCAGGTTATTTCTGACGGAACACCGGGCGCGAAGGGCAAGTCTCTCTATGGTTACGGCACAATCGTTAGCGGTTCAGACGCAACGGGTGTTGTCGTAAACTTCATTGATGGCACTTCGGTTCTCAAGGCGGTTCCAGTTTGGGTTAATTTGTTTTATGCGGGCAATTCGGCTGACTCTTCAACAGCAGCGGCATTGTTTGCAGCGGGAACAAATAAGTTGTCTTTGGCTAAGGTTAATGGGGCCTCAACTTTTACAGTCAACTATCCGACAGTTACCACTTCAGGCGTGACAATTTCATTTGGGGCAGTTATTGCCTTTTCGAGTTAATGGAGAAAGGTATA